ATCAAAAACAACTGCTGACAAAGCTTTTAACTTAATTGGTACTGGTGGACCTGAAGAAGAAGTTCAAGGTCAAGGTGCAGTACTAGCAGAGAAGAAAAGAAAATCAAAAGCGTACTAATATGTGGTTTGGTGCTATTAAATTAGCCGTTCAAGCAGGCTCACACATTTTTAAAAACCGTCAAAAGACAAAAATGCTTATGGCGGATGCACAAATGCGTCATGCAGAAAAGATGGCGAATGGTGAAGCAGAATATCAAGGCAAATTATTAGAAGCAAGACAATCGGACTGGAAAGACGAATTTATTTTAATTTTACTTTCGGCCCCTATTGCATTATTATCGTGGGCAGTATTTTCTGATGACCCAAGTGCAATGGAAAAGATGAAATTGTTTTTTGAATATTTTTCACAACTTCCATTTTGGTATCAGACAATTTTCGTAGGCGTCATAGCGAGCGTTTACGGACTTAAAGCAACTGACTTAATTAAGAGGAAATAAAATGTCAAATAGAAGATATAATACACAAACTAGAATGAAATTTTTAGCAGGTGGCCAAGCAAAACTTGATGCTGATGGTGATGGTAAAATTACTGGTAAAGATTTTAAAATGTTAAGATCAAAAAAGGAAACTAAAAAACCAAAACCATCTATGATGGCAATGGCTATGAAGGGTAAAAGATAATGGCAAACAGAAGATACAATACACAAGTAGCTAATGATAGAGCATGCATGTCAAAAGGCGGATCAACTTCTAAATATCATACTACTAAAGAAGGTAAAAAAGCTAAAAAAGGTCTTTGGTATAACATTCATCAAAAAAGAAAACGTGGTGAAAAAATGAGAGCAAAAGGTGCAAAGGGTGCACCAACAGCAGAAGCTATTAAAAAATCACAAGCGTAATGTTTAGAAAAAGATTTCAAAAAGGAACTGAAAAAATATTTGATCAATTAGAATCAAATGTACCTTATCCAAAAGGTGGTAGAGTTGAATTAGCTAAAGGCGGAAGAACTCCTGCATGGCAAAGAAAAGAAGGTAAGTCAGAGTCCGGTGGCCTGAACCGTAAAGGCGTTGCATCTTATAGAGCAGCTAATCCTGGATCAAAATTAAAAACAGCAGTAACGACTAAACCATCAAAATTAAAAGCAGGATCAAAAGCTGCAAAAAGACGTAAGTCATTTTGTGCTAGAATGAAGGGTATGAAGAAGAGATTGACTTCAGCTAAAACAGCCAGGGATCCGGATTCAAGAATTAATAAGTCATTAAGAAAGTGGAATTGCTAATGGCTGGTATAGAAGATTTAAAAAAAGGTATGTCTAAAATAGCAGACGATGAATACTATGCTAGTTTACAAAAATTTATAGAAAGAGATCCTGGAGCAAGTAAATATTTTAATCCAGATGATATTACATATCCTGCTATGGATAAATCAGCAAATTACAATTACAAAGGATTTCAAATGCAGACTGAAAATCCAGAATATGTAAAAGAATACATGAAAAAAAGAGGTATAGATGAAATATATTCTCCAGAATCTACTCTTATGGAAAAAGTAAAAAGAGGTCAAAACCCAATTGGAATTTTAGAAGAACCAGTAAAAACTGGAAGCGAACCAGAAGACTTATCTAAAATTTCTACAATACTTCATGAAGCAAGACATAAAATCATGATGAAACCTGAGTTTAAAAAAATTATAGATAAATATGGTTTAAAAGAAGAAACTTTTGTAAGATTTTTAGATAAAGAATTTTTTCCAGAATTAAATGCTTATTTACCTAAATTTCAAAATCCAGAAGAAGCATATAAAGTATATGAAAAAGCAGTTCAAGACTATAAAAATAAGTTTGGTAGAGAAGAAAAAGGTATTATGGACAAAGTAAAAGATTTTTTTAAAAGTGATGAAAAGAAAAATTCAAATGTTGATAAACCTTTATCAGATATTTCAGGTTTTAAAGCTAATCCTATACGATAATGATAGATAAATTTATGTACACACTATTCGGTGCTATTGACAAATTTTTTGATACATTTATACCTAGTATTTATGAGAGACTCAAAAACAATAGAATCTTTTTTAAAAGAAAAAGAACTAAAAAATAAACAACAAAGTTTGTTTAAAAACCTTCGTAAGGAGGTAGAGACCGGTGCGAACGGTACGCAGAAATACGTAATCAAGAAAGGTAATAATAAAGGTAAAGTAGCTGATGTTAAATGAAGAACTCGTAATACTAAATAAATTACAAAAACACTTAAAAGAATCCTATCAATCTATCGGTGATAATATGATTGGTGGTGGTATTGACAATATGGAAAAATACAAGTATATGATGGGACAGGCACATGCCTATTTAAGAATATCACAGGAAATCTCTAACCTGCTAAACCCAAAGGAGCAAAAAAATGATATTGAAAGACCAGACAACGTCGTCCAATTCGGAGACATCAAAGACTAAACCTGCATTACTAGATAAGTATGCAAAAGATCATCAAAAAGAAGTTGATGGTTATGAACGTTTAAAAACAAAAGAATCAAATAAATTACCTAAACCAACTGGATGGAGATTAGTTGTTCTGCCATTTAAAATGCCAGAAAAAACTAGAGGTGGATTATATCTTGGACAAGATACTTTAGAGAGACAACAAGTAGGATCTACTTGTGGTTTAGTTCTTGCTATGGGACCACATTGTTATGATAAAGAAAAATTTCCTGAAGGACCTTGGTGTAAAAAAGGTGATTGGATAATTTTCGCAAGATATGCTGGATCAAGAATCCAGATAGATGGTGGGGAAGTAAGATTGCTAAATGATGATGAAGTTTTAGCAACCATCGACAATCCTGAAGACATACTTCATCAATACTAACCATAGGAGAAACTATGCAAGAAGAAGAAAACAAAACAGTTGACATAGATACATCTGGACCTGATACTGAAGTTGAATTAGATAATTCAACGGAGGAAAATACTGAACAGGCAACAGCTGAATCTACTGAGACAGGCAGTACTGAAACAGTGGAAACTGCATCCGAAGAAAAGAAAGAAGAACCTAAGAAGGAAGAGAAAGAAAAAGAATTAGAACAGTACAGTGAATCTGTACAAAGAAGAATAGCTAAACTAACTCATAAGTGGAGAGAAGCACAAAGACAAGCAGATGAAGCTGCAGAATTTGCTAGAGCGCAAATTAAATTAAAAGAAGCAGCTGAACAAAAAATCTCGAAACTTGAACCAGGATTCATGAAGTCTACTGAAGACTCTATTAAATCTGGTTTAGAGGCAGCTAAAGCACAATTAGCAAAAGCAAGAGAAGCAGGTGATATTAATGCTGAAGTTGAAGCACAAGCTTTAATTTCTGAGTATGGATATAAACAAGCTAAATTTGCTGAAACTAAAGCAGCTCAAGAAGACCTTAATGCTAGTAAAGCTAAAGAGGTTAAACAACCTGAAATTAACTTAAATAGACAAAGACAAGCAGATCCAACGCCGGATCCAAAGGCTGAATCATGGGCAGCTAAAAATACATGGTTTGGACAAGATACGGCTATGACATATACTGCGTTTGATCTACATAAAAAGTTGACAGAACAGGAAGGTTATGACCCACAATCTGATGAGTATTATTCTGAAATAGATAAGAGAATAAGACTTGAATTCCCCCACAAATTTGATACAAATAGATCTAATTTAGGGGAAGGATCGACCAAACCCGTACAAACAGTAGCTAGTGCGAAGCGAAGTACAAATACTGGTCGCAGAACTGTGAGACTCACGCCCTCGCAAGTAGCAATCGCAAAAAAATTAGGTGTGCCACTTGAAGAATATGCGAAACAACTAAAAATCACGAAGGAGGTATAAGCATATGGAAAACGATAACGATAAAAGAACCTCGCGTGCGAGTCAAACTAGAGAAAAAACTTCTAAACCAAAGGTTTGGACTCCACCATCATCTTTAGATGCACCCCCTGCTCCAACAGGTTTTGTACATAGATGGATTAGAGCAGAAAGCTTAGGCTTCCAAGATACGAAAAATATCGCAGGAAGAATAAGATCAGGATACGAATTAGTTAGATCTGATGAATATCCAGATGCTGATTATCCAATTGTAGAAGACGGAAAATACAAGGGAGTGATCGGAGTTGGTGGCCTTGTGCTGGCAAGGGTACCGGAAGAGATCGCAAAACAACGTTCTGATTATTATAAAAAACAAGCTCAGGAAAACGTTGAGGCAGTAGACAACGATCTTATGAAGGAGCAGCACCCAAGTATGCCTATCAATATTGATAGACAAACTCGTGTAACTTTTGGTGGTACTAAGAAATCCTAATTACAGATTTCCAAAACCAACAGAGTACACTTAAACTAAACAATGTCTAAGGAGGACAACTACTATGGCGACAAATCAAGACGCTGCTTTCGGTCTAAGACCGATAGGAAAAGTAGGTCAGAATAGAGACGCACAAGGTTTAAGTGAATATGATATTGCTGCAAGCACATCTTCAGCGATTTACCAAAACGATCCCGTGAAAGCGGCATCAACTGGTGCAATCGACGTAGCTGCTGCTGGTGACACATTGATTGGTTCACTAAACGGTGTATTCTACACTGACGCTACAACTAGTAAACCTACATGGGCTAATCACTTAGATGCTTCTAACGCTGCAACAGACATCGTTGGATTCGTAAGTGATGACCCTTATGAGAGGTTTGAAATACAATGTAACTCAACTTTTGCGACAGCTGCAGTATTTTCATTAGCTGATATTGAATATACAGCTGGTAACGCTGCAAACTACGTTTCTAAAGTTGAATTGGACAGAGCTTCATTATCACTAGACAGTGGTCAATTGAAAGTTATCGGCGTAACTAAAGACGACGAAAACAACAATACGACTACTTCAACTGTGTATGCATCTAATGCAAACTTAGTGGTGACTATTAATGAGCACTTCCTAAAAGGAACAACAGGAGTATAATATGGCGATATCACGAGGACAACTAGTTAAAGAACTAGAACCAGGTTTGAATGCCTTATTTGGCCTGGAGTATAAACGTTATGAGAATCAGCATGCTGAGATCTACACAACTGAATCTTCAGACAGAGCGTTTGAAGAAGAAGTTATGTTATCAGGTTTTGCTCAAGCACAGACTAAGTCTGAAGGTGCTGGCGTGACTTTTGACAATGCTCAAGAGACATACACTGCTAGATACACTCACGAGACTGTAGCTTTAGCGTTTTCAATCACTGAAGAAGCGATTGAAGATAACTTGTATGACAGACTTGCTAGTAGATACACAAAAGCATTAGCTAGATCTATGGCGAATACAAAACAAGTTAAAGCAGTTGCACCGTTAATTAACGGTCTACCAACTAACGATGCTTTCGATTCAGGTGATGGTGTTTCATTATTTAACACTGCTCACCCAACAATCGCAGGTACTGTTAAAAACA